CAATTTGTTTATGGTTGTAGCACTAGCAATACCCAAAACTGGCGTTATTAACGTTGGGGTATCAGCAAAGACCAAGCTACCTGAGCCTGTCTCATCACTGATCAAGGATTTCAATTCTGCACTGCTGGTAGTGGTGAATTGAGATAGTGTAAGACCTTTATATGCTACATTGCCACCAGTGGTAAAATCTACTGTGCTGCCATCATTACCTTGTAAAGTCAATGAGCTGCTAGCCACTAAAGTTTTTCCGTCTGCTATAGTTAGTGTAGCACCAGTGGCCGGAGTAGTGATACTTACTTTATTAATACTTGTAGCACTAGCAATACCTAAAACTGGAGTAACCAAAGTTGGTGTATTGTTAAACACCAATAAGCCTGAGCCGGTCTCATCGGTTACCATATTAAGTAGTTCAGCACTGGTAGTACTAGCAAACTGTGCCAAACTAAGGCCTTTGTATGCCACTGATCCACCAGCATTTAGGTCAACAGTAATAGCATCATTGCCCGTAAATGTGGCAGTGTTTTGAACTAACAGTGTTTTCCCATCTACAATAGTCAGTGTAGAACCAGTGGCTGGTGCAGTAATACTTACTTTATTAATGGTCGTAGCAGTGGCTACGCCTAGCACAGGTGTAATCAGTGTAGGCGATCCATCAAAAACAAATTTCCCTGTTCCTGTAGCACCAGTGCTGGTTACCCCCTCAATGGTAGGATGGTTAATTACTGTAGGTGCATCTAGTATAGGAGTGTTTAAGGTCTTATTATTAAAGGTTTCTGTTCCAGTTAGTGTAGCCACAGTACCAGTAACTGGTAATGTTAGAGCAGTGGTACCGGTTAGAGTCAGTGTAAGGTCATAAGCACCGGCTGTGGTGAGGTTACCGCCTACTGTAATTAACCTATTAGCATTGTTTACGCCCGTGCCACCATAGGTGCTATTAACTACGCCGGCCTGCCATGTGCCAGAAACCACTGTACCAAGCGTGGTTAGATTACTGTTGATTACGCCTGATCCAAGTGTAGTGCTAGATAATACTAATACATTGTCAATGGTAATCTGTTTACCAAGATTTAGATTAAAATGTTCACTGCTGTTCCATGCATCGTTAGCGTCTAACCAAACAAATGTTTTGTCTGTTAGCCCTTTTACTGTCAACCCGGCACCATCAGCAGTTAAATCTGTAGGACTAGCAACTTTGCCCAATTCGATGTTTTTATCTGCTACAGTAATTGTGGTTGATGAAACAGTGCTCGTGGTACCAATTACAGTGAAATCACCGGTAACCACTAAATTTTGACCCACAGTCAAGTTGTTGGGCACAACTAAATTACCACCTATGTTTAGTGATCCTGGCAGTACTGTAGAGCCATCACTGTTCAATCTGGTGGTACCACCTGCTGTGATAAGATCGATACGGCCATGGTATAAACTATTGGTAAAATTAGATCCAGCACGTATAGTGATATCGCCTGCTTGTGCTGCATTATAGGCATCACCGGCTATTACTCTGACATTACCGGCTGCACCTACACTGCTATTACCAGCAAACAACGCAAAACTGCCACCTTGACCTGAATTTGTATGCCCTGCTGTAAATGTAAAGCCACCAGCATCGCCCAAATTGGTGGATCCTGCGGTTATTCTAACCTGCCCGCCATTGCCATTTGTGGTAGAACCAGCTGAAAGAATAAATTCTCCGCCGTCGCCACTGACTGCTGTTCCTAAGGTCAACAGCATGTCTCCGCCGTTACCCGGAACGTCAGTTACTGAATTACCTGTATTAATTCTAACATCGCCACCGTCGCCGTTGGTTGTAGCGCCAGCCCGTATGAATACTATACCACCAGCTCCATTGGTGGTTGATGCTGCTTCCAATGTTAAGTTGCCTTCATCTCCATAGGTTGTGTCACCGGTTCGTATCACTATTGACCCAGTATCGCCAATGTTGGTTTCACCTGTGCGTATGGTTAGACCAGTGGTGGTCATGGCCATAGTATGCGAATCTTCAGTCTGTATGGTGCTGTCAGCAGCAATTATGATATTACCGCGGTGTTCAAACCTATGTTGCCCAGCACCAGTACTGTTATTAATTACGATTCCATTGGCATCAATGTGTACATTACCGCCAAGTCGTACATTTGCGGCATGTAGTGTGCCCACTGTGTCAAATATTACTATGTTATTACCCACACTAAAATGCAATGCGGTACCCGTGGTTACGGTTTTAATAGGACCAATGGATAAATTAGCTTCGCTGGTATTCCATACTATGTTTTTACCAGCATTAGGCAGTGGACCAAGAGACCAGTCCACATATGGCATGATTAAATTGCCAGTGACTGCACTTAAACTAACAACATTATTACCACTGCGTAAGTTGCCTTTGTCACCAATTATACCACTGATCTGAGATTGTAAATTAGAATCTACATTAGCTCGTATATTAGCTTCTAAAATAATGTTCGCCTGAATATTGCCTAAAAAACCAGCTAATTCAGCTATGCTGTCTAAAGCAGTGTTATCTAAATTACTTCTAATGTAGTCAATCTGCGCCTGCAAATTTGCAATAGGAGCAGTGTTAAGCATGATGTTACCACCGGGAAAAGCACCATCATGAACACGTATTGTTCCTAGCGTGGTATCGTATGTGATTTCGCCAATAGCACCTACGTAATTCTGGCTAACTGCTAGGTTACCCCTTTTTAGTATAAAGTTTTTAATGTTAAGGATAGTTGTCATGATTAGATAGTCCCGCCATCAATTATTATTTCGTCTTGATCTACGCCAGGATACGATGTGGAGTAGTAAGCATCTTCTACCATGAGATCGACGGGAACCATTGCATCATGGTCAGTATATAAGGGAAATTGTTTTGCAGATCCAACGTTGGTAACTTTAAATGTCATTTTATATTGCCTATTAACCAAACTGTTAGCAGTGGCCGTATCGATAAGTAAATATCCTAAACCTTTGGCAGTATCAACAATATTAACTGCTAAACTTATAATGGTTAAACTATTTACTGGATCTTGAATGTCAGCTTGTACTGTATACCCGGTTAGATTAACTGGTTTTTGATCTTGGTCCCGAGCTGAAAAATGTATAGGATTATCAACTCCTTGGTATATTTTAATTTTTCTGCCGTACACCTTAGAATTCCTTATGTTTGTGAACGCCGAGTTCCAAAATTGGACCACTACTTTCTGGGCATATAAATATGTTTGGATCGTATTCATTATTTTACTATTTATTGCAAAGTGGAAGAAATTAAAAAGCTGCTCGAACAATACCCATTCATCACTTATCTTATTTACGGTGGCAATGAATACATCGGAATCATACAAAATTCCGATGATCAAATCACAACGATTTATGATTTTGGCAGTTTAAAGACCGAAGATCAGAAGAAAAAGTTTCTTGATCTAGGCGAGACCTGGTGGTGGGAAAGCAATAGAATGATCCCCATTAATGTTTTTCTCAAACACGAATGGAGCGAATTTAAGTTTTGTGTGAAAACCATGAACAGCAAGGACGTAAACATACGCCTTGGTCCTAATATTAATCTAAAAGAGATAGCTGCTAAACGATCAAAACGACGTAGTATTACCTTGGTCCGCAAGGTTCAGTAGGTTCATGTGCACTGCTACTAAATGTGCATAAGCCACAGAATGGCTCTTTTTAAAATAATATTGATCATCAGCAGGGCGTTGCCACACAGATTCTGCAACGTCCTGCCAACTGCGTCCTAGTAAATGTCGTTTGGCCGGACGTATCACAGCTAAAAACATGGCTAATCGTGCTATGGTATTCACAGCTTCTGGCATGGCCACTAAATTATCATAGTGATTGCCGATGTGTATTAACTGCGTACAGAATTCTGGTTCGTAGAGTCTATGCCATGATGGCTCACGCTGCAACAATTGATCAAGATGGATGGGTCCATTGACCTGTGTATAAACATGTACGTTTAAAAAATCTAGCTTGATATATCCTCTACCTTCGGCTATTCGATAATCCAATGAACTAGATTTTGTAACAGGGTCTACTGGAATATCTGTTACATAAACACCGGTATTATGTCGGATACGCTTTGAATCTGATATTATACTAGCAGGTACATGCCTGATAATGTTTAGAATCTGATTACGATCGGCAAAATCTAGATCTATGTCACTGGTAAATTTCATAGTCCGGCTACTGCTAATATGCGTCGAGCAAATTCGACATCGTCGGCGCGATCTCTAAATACACTTTGCCAATAGTCAGGATCAATAAATTTCATTATCATAGTGATTTGGTCTGTGTTTAGTCTTTCTAAAAAAGCTCGACCCGACTCAGCATGATACACAATCCAAACACTGATTCTGCCAGTGGTGATATGATAACAAACACGATTTTCATTGACTAATCTAAAATAATCACGATAGCCATTGAGATATTCTGGATGTTCTACCATGTAGTCTGCGATGCTTTGTATACTGCGTTCTAGAGCATCTTTTACAGATTCTCTACGTAGATAATCAAATAACCATTCAGCATAGAGTTTTTCTTGACACCAATGGTCTAATTTGCGATTATTTTTTAACAACCAACGCAAAAAATTCTCGAAGTTTATACAGTGTACGCTGTGACAGTGTCTGCCAAAGCGCACAAAAGCAGTATAGTAGTTACTGATAACAAAATCTTCATAGGTCAGTGATTTGCTACGCTGTGTGGTATTATAAAAAATTTGATATGCTCTAAAACCCCACTGTACTCCAAGTTCGTATTGCTGTTGAAATCGGCGTTTGCGTTCACACGCATGATGCGCCAGTGTGGTTTCTTTGACAAATTTTTTATCACAGTACTTACATTGATAACTCATCTTTTATTCTTCGGTCATCCCATCCTAAGTCTACTGCATACTTTCTTATGTCTGTGTCGGTCAACTGTTTAGACAATAATTCTAGTTCGTCTTGTTTAAGATGCGGGAATTGACTGTGTAAAAAGTTCAATACCGGGCTAGTCCGAGTAGTTTTGGCCTTCAGCCAATAATGTCTTTGTGCACCCATTTTTGGACTCACAGTGGTACACACCAACCATTGTAATTTTGGATGTCGAGCTAGATCGAAAAAGTTTAGGTTCACACGCTCATTATGCGATCTTATATACCATTCTTGTAAATCAGGAATGCCCTGTACGCTAGCACCCCATTTCAACATCATGTAAGTACTAAATTTTTTTCGTTCTTCGTCGGTAAGACTGTCATAAAATCCACGATCCTTGGTGTCGAAGGCACGCATTTCCACAGCGATATCTAATTTACTCATTACCAAGCCTTTCCAAAATCCACTACTTCGCTAACACGACTGATATCTTTAACAAAGTAAATGCACAAGGGATTGTCTAGATCACTTTCTATGGGCACAGCCAACATCTGTCCTGGCTTGAGTTTGGGAAAGTACCACTTGACATCTTGATAGATATCTACAATCTCCACTGGTTGAAATTCGGGTCTATAACTGCGTATGGGATTGAAACAAAATGCCGAAAATCCACGATCGTTTATGCTAGTTAATGGTATGACTTCTAGATCGCCAAGATCAGGCTCACCAATCAGCAACTGCCAATCAACTGGCATTTTCACTGTGTGCTCACCTATGCGTAGTACTAGTGCAGGTGAGTTAAAACTTTCTAAAAAGATCAGGGGTATAAAATGATAGTCGGGATTCTTGGGATCTGAATTATCCAGTACACAGAATCTCAGATCTTCGACCTCGTCGGGAATTTCGTTAAGGTCATAAGCTCGGTTGGTATCTAGGTTTAGTATTCTTGACATAATTATTATTATACATAGTTGACACGTTCAATGTCAAATGA